AATGTACCAAACAATAGGTTGTTATTACCTATTTGATCGATATCAAAAGTAAGATTTGCACCAGTAATGACCATATCGGTCGCTGTACCACTGAAATCGTTTCCTCCGACTTTGTTTCCTTCACCATCTTGTTCTATATACAGAGTTAGTGTATCACCCGATTGTTCAATGAATATTTCATTGTCATCAGACTGAGCGAATACTGAGACAGTTGCAAACATAAAGAAAAGCGCGCTAATTAATTTCTTCATTGTTTTCTCCTGTTATAGTCCAGTATCCTCTTTCATCACCTTGACGAATAAGAGCCAATACTGCGGCCTCTATTGCGGTACGAACAGCATATGTTACTGGCTCATTCATACCTACTCCGTCTTCATACTCTAGTAATTGCGTTCCGTCTTCGATAAAACGAAACAAATCACCGCCTCCTCCGAATGAGAATACAGTTTTTCGGGATTGGACGTTTAATATAATCTCTCCAGTTAGAACCGACACGGCTCTAAGTGAAATCGTAACGACGTCTTTACGATATTCTGTACTGACGCCAATTCCAAGAGTCCGTGCACCACGTCCTCCTGTTTCAATATTTGTGTCATATCCAATAATACCACCTTCAATAATCATTCCTGCAAATAAAAGTGGATTGAGCGCTTCTGAATTGACACCTGCATACTCTTCTCTTGTACTTCTTATAATCTGTCTTTCTCGTACAAGATTATCTAATCCTTGTCTCTCTACAACTCGAAACCAGCTACCTCCTCCAGCTGATTTTAAAGCATCAATTAATAATGCTGTACCACCTTGAGTTACTGCTGTAGAGAATGATGCAATATTTTCTACAGATCTTCTTTGTCCTGTTTGATCTGTAAAGCTATAAACCGCAACGATAGGCATTTGTTCTGCCGGTGGTAGATTGAGTAGTTGTACATACGATGGAAGTTCTATAATCTCTGGTTCATCATTACACACAAGAGGAAGTGTCGATCTTACCGCATTGGGTATCGATGTAATGGCTTCTCCAAGAGTTCTTTCTCTTTCAATATAAGGATCACAATCAAGAGGTGTTTCAGTATATTGAGGGATTCCAGAACATCCTACAAGAAATAATACTACTGTACTAAGTAGATAACGCATGTCTCCGTACTAGTTCATTCCTTACTTTTTGTTTTACTTTTGGTATCGTATTGAGTGATTCATATTTCTCAAGTAAAGATTTTGTTGAATGTGTTTTAAGATAATCATGTTTCCATAAAAATCTTTTACCTCTTTCTCTTACTGATTCTCCAAGTTTAATTGCCATTAGGGTACTCCATTAATTGCGTCATATGTCATACCAAAGTTACCTGTACCAATAGGAATCTCGATTGAAGTTTGTGAACCCTCAGGATCTACTATGATCAGAACAATTGACTGGGTTAAGTCGTCATTTGTAACTACTTCGTATGAGACAGTTGAACCTTCTAATACGAAACTACCAAACAATACTGGATCTTCGTTTGCAAACATTTGCTCGACTAAAGTCTTTGATAACTGAGCATAAATTCTTGACTCAAGGTTACGAATAAACTTAGAAAGAGTTGAGTTATCCTCTTCTCTTTGTGCTGCTCGTTCTGCAGCATCAAGTGCATCTTGAATTGCTTTTTCTCTTGATGATTCTTGATTTTCTACAGTAAGATAATGTGAACCTTGACCAACACCACTGAACGATGGATTCTTAAATCCAAACGTAATCGTATCTGCCAACGCCACATTACATACTAACATTAGTATAAGTGCAAAGCGCATAATCTACTCCATATTGCTTTTAACTATTTATATTGAAAGTGAACTTCAACACGATATAAATAACTGTATGGCTACTAAATCAAACATTACGACCGAGCTTGATCGATTTCATGCCGCATCTTTAATATTATCCGATGATAAATCAACTATAGTTGATCAACAATGGGAACCGGTCGATGCTCGATATAAAACCACCTTAGGTGAGATGTATAAAATTAAAGATAGATGGAAGTCTATTCATAAAGATGTAAAATTATACGTACCCGATGGATCTTCTGTACTCGATCTAGGATGTGGCGATAAAGAAATATTAAATACAATCGTTACAAATGATTATTGGGGTGTAGATCTTTATCCAAAGGCCGATGAACATCATGATTTAGATGCAGAATTACTTACATGGGATAGAACATGGGACGTAGGTTTAATTGTAGAAACATTATCGTTCATACGAGAACCAGATAGATTGTTAGATCATTACAAACAATATGCAAATAGCTGGATTATTACTACACGTCCTATCAATCCTCTAGCAGGAGTAATTAAAGAAAGTAAAGTAAATGCTCGTCATTATTGGACAAGAGATTTATTTAGAGATTTTTTGTATCAACACTTTGATCAGGTAGATGTATCAGATATAATATATACCGATATTGAATGCTATGGATCTGGATTTCCCAAACCATTTATCATAGCAGTTTGCACGCCTTAGGAGATAATAATGTCATACGCACGTGAATATATTACTAGACAAGTTTTCAAAAGTATTGAAAAAATTTGGAAAGATGAATTAAAATTGCAATGGAGACAAAAAGAAAGATGGTCTGATATATATCGAACCATTGATCAACATATACCAGCGAATAGTACTATGCTTGATCTAGGTGCCGGCGATGAACACGTAAAATCACTGCGTAAGCACAATTCAGAATATTTATCGATCGACTTCAATGGTAAATGCGATATCACTGAAGATTTAGATTATCAATATTTAGATTTATGGCAATATAGATCTTTAGCTGAAGGAGGAGGAAGAACTTATGGTGATAGGCCATGGGATATAGGTTTACTCATCGAAGTTATTGAATATTTAGAACAGCCTCACGCAGTATTAGATCATTATAAACAATTTGCAAATAAATGGATTATAACTACTCGTATTGGAAGACCTGATCACATTTATTTAAATTCACATCCACTCAAATCTCGATGGAGACATTGGAAAGATTTTGAAAATTATTTAGAAAATTTCTTTAGTTCTGTAACTGTAACAACAATAGATACAGATTTAACAACTTGTACTGGGAGAATGAAGCCATTCGCATTGGCGATTTGTGAAGTTTAATGTTAGTAGAAATTCGAGTCAATGGAGAGAAACGTTCTGCCGACGTGCCACCAGAGACTACGCTCTTAAAATTTCTAAGAGAATATTTAGACCTCACTGGTGCCAAGTTGGGATGCGACGTGGGAGACTGCGGTACATGTACGGTTATAGTCGACGGTGATGTAGTTAACTCATGTATTATGTTAGCAGTCAAAGCTAACGGTTCAGAAGTACAGACAATCGAAGGTCTGGCAAATAATCAACAATTACATCCATTACAGCAAGCATTCGAAGAATTAGGTTCTCTACAATGTGGCTTCTGTGGCACAGGTATGTTGATGATGGCAAAGAAATTATTAGATGATAATCCTTATCCTACACGAGGAGAAATAAGAGATCATTTAGCAGGTAATTTATGTAGGTGTACAGGTTACACAAAGATTATTGAAGCTATTGAATTAGCTGCTAAGAGAATAAGATTTAATGATCCTGGTTATACTGACTACCACTAATTCCTTCTTCTAATATATAAGCATTCTCTCTTAATTCTTCTTGATCATAAGAACTAAAATCATGGTGTGTACCAAATAATTCGAAGTATAATCCTTCGCAATATTTAATTAGAGATTCTCTTTCATCAAGAATAGAACCAGTATGCCCCATATATTAATCCAAGCAATAGAAGTATGTCAGCCGTTATTGAATAGACAATATAGGCTCTGAACAACCAGCGAGATACTTTTCGAGTACGGGTCATCTTTCATTCCTATTTGTCCTAATGTTAACATACTTAGTATATTTATACTTAACCGAGAAAGTAAAGTATGATTCCACAGTAAATAACCATAGCAAAAAATACTACAGCTTCCCATTTAGGACCAAGAGGTTCCTTACCTTTACCATATCTACTCATGATACCACACTTACTGCAATTGATACAATCAAAACAATACCCACAACAATTAATAGTGCGGTGTGTTTTGTTTTCCATACATTATCTAAGTCGATGTCCACGCCAAGCGCATCTAAATTTTCTTTCTTTTTCATATCATTATCTAATAGTCTTTTTAAAATCATAAATCACCAGTGATGAATTATACCAATTACAATCATAATGTTAGTACCTAAATAGACCAACACTATTATTGTTCTTATTATAGCGATAAGATCAGCTTCTCTATTTGATTTGCCGGTCTTATCACCTAATGCTTTTGCCCAGATTCTCCACATTATCCTATTGGCTTATTCCATTCGTCAGCATAATATGCTTCTTTCTCTTCATCTGTATCGTCCATATAATGTGCCTTTTGTTTTCGTGTATGACTTAAGTTACTATCATACGCATCATCAATGTGTGCTTTCGCTATAGCTTTATGAGGTGAGTAATAATCTTTAACGCCTCCATTCTCTTTATCATGTACGTACAATGCAATCAAAGCATAATGTAAAACTTTCATTATGTCTTTTCTATTCTTACCATCTTTCTTTCCGTATCGCTGTGCATACTTCATAATATTACCAATACAGAATCCTTCGCCGTGGCCACCATCTATAATAAACTCTGTGGCTTGAAATTGATTCTGTGAATAATGTTCATTATAAGTTTTATCCACATATTCTTGTAGTTGTCTTAATAGTTCACCTTCATTATATTTGTACATTATAAAAACTCCTCTAAAGTGGATTGTGCATATTCTAGTTTCTGTGTCTTGTTATCTTGTACTAGAAAATCCGTTTGTATTGTTTCAATATTATCTTCTAAAAATAATTTAACGTTCTTTGCCATATCTTCAGCTGTAGTAACAGGTACATTTTGACATATATGGTTTATATTTTGTTTACCACCATGTAAGTTAAAATCTTCTGGTAACTTCATAATTGACAAACATTCTCTAATTGTTAAATATCGATCTTCATCAGGGTGAGTAAGTGATGTAGGATAATGACCAACGAAAGCACCTATATAATCTTTTGGTATTTCAGGTCCACGTCTCATAATATTCATACCACTTTCAAGTTTATCGTACATAACTTGACAACGAGCAGCTTGTTTTTCGTAACCATTTGCTTTCATCCATTTGCCAACTTGATCATATCTTACTCCTTTAATATCTTCAATGTAGTGTAAAGGATTAATAGATCTTTCAATTCGAGTATCTTGAAATTCAGAATGAGATATACCTCCTTCTAATTCTTGAAGGACATATTTGTAATAAGGATCTTCTGAAGGTATGTTTGAATTTGCTAATACATTCATAGGATCGTCATCTCTTCTTTTCACTGATCGTATTAAGTCTTCAATCTTTTCATGCTCTCTCTGTATAAAATTAAATACAGGAACTTTATCACCTTTCCAAAAGAAATAAAATGATCGATCTCTTACCTGCGATAGACCATGCAATATAGATTTAGTTTTAAAT